GCGGTCGTGTTCTAAATTGAGCAACACTGGTACTGCGTCAATGCTTCCTTTTGCAAACTGCACTTTGCCAATTGAAGCTGTGCCAGTCTCCTCAAAAGTCACAATGCGACCAGTGATCGTGCGACTGTTTGAGTCCGCTGCCGTAATGGCAATAGGTGTGATTAGTTTTTTCATAGCAACATGTCCTCCTCGGCACGTATTTCCTCGATCGACATTGCGCCAATACGATTTAAGATTTCATAAACTTGCGCACGCTCAAATGGATTACCACGCAAGAAATTGTCTAGATCAAACATTACTTTGTTGCCTGCTGGCGTAAAGTCTGCAAAAGATAGGCGTTGTTCCAAAATTGACATGTAATTTCTAAAAGCAAAATCAACGAGGTCGCGGCGTTTGTCTAAGGCGTTGGCGTAGGTAAAGCTCGACTGCTGGCTGTCAGTAAAATACGCAGGTATGCCACAAGCTCGTGACAATTCAAGGCTGACGTAATTGCGTGCCTCGTTAAGCTGCAAATTCTTAGGGTCAAAGGGGAAATGACTGGCGTTGCATTAACTTCAGAGCCAGCAATTAGATCAGCACGCGTTAACGAAGTCGCGGCAACAACAGGTGATGAGCCTGAGATTTCTGACTCAACAGTTGAGCCAGAGGTAACACCAACAACAGAAGGAGACGAAGTGGACAACACCGTCACAAACGCGGACACCGTCGAGACGGTAGAAGCTGCTCAGTCAGTAACAGCAAATGCAAAGCCAGCCGTAGGTGGTTGGACTTCAAAGCCACGCTTAGAGTTCACAGCTGCTAAGTACCTAGAAAACACAATCCGCGCCTCACTTGGCGAGGAGTCAGCACGTCAGTATGTCGCAGCGGCAGATGACACAACAGACAACGCAGGTCTAGTGCCTACACGTCAGTTGACAGAAGTTATCAACGGACTTGCAAACTCAACACGTTCAAGCATTGACGCAATCAGCCGTGGCGTATTGCCTGACGCTGGTATGTCATTTGAAATTCCAAAGATCACAACAATGCCAACAGTTGCAGAAACAGCAGAAGCTGGCGCACCAAGCGAAACAGATCAAGAGTCAAGTTTCTTGTCAGTAACAGTCAAGAAGTACGCTGGACGCCAAACATTTAGCGTTGAGCTACTTGATCGCACATCACCACTATTTTTTAACGAGCTATTGTCAAACATGGCAGCAGCTTATGCAAAGGCGACAGACACAGCCGTACATACAGCAATTGCAACAGGTGCAACAGCAGATGCAACAACACTTGCTACATACCCAACAGCTGCTGAGTTGCTTGGTTTTGTTTCTCGTGGTGCAGCATCAGTTTATGCAAACACAAACGGCTTTGCTCGCAACATGATCGCTAACACATCACAATGGGCAAACCTCATGACACTTAACGACTCAGGTCGTCCAATTTACAACGCAGCACAGCCAAGCAATGCTGGTGGTGTTGTACGCCCAGACTCAATCCGTAGAAACGTTGCAGGTCTTGACCTTTATGTGACAGCAAATGTCGCGTCAGCAAATGACACAGACAAGGACGACTCAATTTTGATCGTCAACCCAAGCTCTTACACATGGTACGAGTCACCAACATACCGTTTGCGTGCAGACGTAATCGCGTCAGGTCAAATCTCAGTAATGGTTTATGGATACGGCGCAATTGCAACCAAGATCGGTGCAGGCGCGTTTGGTATTAACAAGACCTGATAACAACCCACTAACTAATCATGCGGCGGGTTCTCCCGATCTCGCCGCAGCAGTCGAAAGGAAACGGACATGCCAGCCATTGTCACAGCTAGTCAGTTGCGCACGGTGCTTGGCGTGTCCGTTTCACTTTACAGCGACAGTTATTTAGACGAGATCATTAACACCAGCGAGGACGTCATTTTGCCAATGCTGGTTGCAAACGTTTCAGGCATTGACGCTTACAAGTTGAAAGACAACGTAGCTACTTTTTACACAATCCGTGAGCATTATTTTGTAACTGATCAATCAGTAATCGTGACAGGTTTGCCTGCACCATTTAGCGCGACTTTTACAGTCGTTGACGCCGCGCCTTATTACTTCACAGCTGCACTTACAAATGCAGACGTCACATTGCGCCCAATAGTGCCAAACGGCAAAGCGACTTTGTCAGGTTACTCAGCTGCTCAAATTTATGCCAGCACACCAGCAATTGAGTCAGCAATCTTGGCTGTTAGCGTTGAGGTCTTTCAATCACGCGTTGCAGCTGGTGGACAGATCGAGGGCGTGGACTTTGCAAGCTCTCCATACCGCATGGGTCGCAGCTTGACCAACCGCGTCAGCACATTGCTTATGCCTTATTTGGACGCCGAGACAGTGGTTCAATAAATGCCAGCAAACTCAATAGCCGAGACACGATCAGCTCTAGCAAACGCCTTTAGCGCGCTATCTGCAAACGTGTATCCGAGCGTGCCTGAGTCACCAATACCGCCAGCCATTGTTGTCGTACCTGACAGCCCATACATGGAAGTCGTGTTAATTGGCAAGGCAAAAACACAGGTCAAACTCAATTTTGCAATTACCGCCATTGTCGCCAGCAATAGCAATGCAGGCTCACTGGACAATCTAGAAAAGCTCATAATCGGAATTCTTGCGGCAATGCCCGCAGGATACGTCGTAGGCGTAATTGAAAAGCCAACGGTGTTGGAAGTAGGACAGTCTCCAATGCTTGTCGCTGACATAAACGTTTCGACTTATTACACTCAAACAACATAGGGGACAAAATGCCAACGACAATCATAACTGGTCGCGATTTAGTCGTGACCATTGCAACCGTTAACTATGACGCACAGGCGACCAGCGCAACTCTTGCGAACAGCCCAACCGTCGAGACATACCAAACATTGGACGGCAAGGCTTACAAGCACATTGACGATCAGTGGACTTTTGACATTTCAATGCTTGCTGACTGGGGCGCAACAGGTTCACTTTGCGAGGCACTTTGGACAGCTTGCGAAACAGCACCAAACACAACTCTGGCTGTTTCAATGACAGCGGTTACAGGCGCAGTTTTTGCATTTAACGTAATGCCAGTGTTTCCAAGCGTCGGCGGTGCTGCACCAGATGCACAGACCGTTGACCTATCATTTGTCGTAGTGGGAACACCTACTGAGACATTTAGCTAAAAACTACTAATCGGGAGACAAAATGAAACTACCAATCACAATTGAATACACAAACGGCGATCAGATCACTTACACAGCTGCTCCCCCTGAGTGGGTTCGTTGGGAAAAGCACACAGGTCACACAATTGCGCAGGCACAGGAAAAGATCGGCATTTCCGATTTAGTATTTCTTGCCTATCACGCTATGAAGCGTGAAGCAGCTGGAAAGCCTGTTAAGCCGATCGACATTTGGACAGAAGGTATTGCTGAGGTAATCGTAGGTGAGGCAAACCCAAAAGCTACGCCGTCGGAAGCCTTAGCAGAATAGTTTGGGAGGTAGCTCTGGCAACAGGGCTACACCCAGATGTTTTTGAGACAGCCGAGGACATACTGACCGTTATTGAGATTTTGGAAAGGCGAGCAAATGGCTAAAGATGCAATCAGCTATGACAGGGCTGAGCTGCGCGCCATTGTTCGATCTTTCAAGGCTATGGACGAGGAAGCAACAGACCAAGCCAAAGAGGTCACCTCAGAGCTTGCAGAATTTGTGAAACAAAAGGTTATTGCCACAGCTGGTCAGCGCAACAATCGCGCATCAAAGATAATTGCTGAGGGCGCATCAGTGCGCAAGTCCTCCAAAATTGGTGAGATCGGCTACGGCTTTGCACGTCAGAAATTAAGCGGTGGCGGTACGACTCAGCAGGTTTGGGGCGGGTATGAGTTTGGGTCAAACAAATACAAGCAGTTCCCAGTATGGTCAGGTAAAGAAAGCCGTGGAGGTTCACGCGGTTGGTTTATTTACCCAACACTGAGATCAGTGCAACCAGACATTGTAAAAAAATGGGAAGAAGCTTTTGGAAAAATAGTTAAGAGGTACGCATAGTGGCTGGTCTAAGTCGTACCCTTAAACTCTCAATACTTGGAGACGTTGACAACCTCAACAAATCGCTTAAAGCTGCCAGCAAAGATGTTGACACTTTTGGCGACAAAATGGGCAAGGTTGGCAAAATGGTTGGCGCGGCTTTTGCAGCTGCTGCCGCTGCCGCTGGTGCTTACGCAATCAAGATCGGCGTTGAAGGCGTCAAGGCGGCAATCGAGGACGAGAAGGCACAGACACAGCTTGCCGTCGCCTTAGAAAACGCCACAGGGGCTACAAAGGCACAAATTGCTGCCACTGAGCAATCAATCTTGCAAATGTCTTTGGCAACTGGTGTGGCAGATGATGAGCTGCGCCCAGCTTTGGGACGGTTGGTCAGATCAACCTCAGATACAGAAAAGGCACAGCAACTACTTGCCACAGCTTTAGACATCAGCGCAGCCACAGGCAAACCGCTGGAAAGCGTTGCAAATGCTTTGGGCAAGGCTTATGACGGCAATACAGCATCACTGGGCAAACTAGGCATTGGCTTATCAGCTGCTGAATTAAAGACCATGAATTTCACACAGGTGCAGGGCAAATTGTCAGACCTGTTTGGTGGCGCAGCAGCTCGTAACGCTGACACCTACGCAGGGCGCATTGCTCGCATGCAAATTGCATTTGATGAGGCTAAAGAAACAATTGGCTTTGCGCTATTGCCAATCCTTGAAAAGCTTATGGGTTTTATCAATAACAACGCTTTGCCAATCATTAACGCATTTAGCGGTGCTTTTAGCCTCAACGGCAATGGTCTTGGTGGTGTCATCACAACACTTGGCAACATCATCACTAGCGTATTTACGCCAATTATCAATGGCATGATTAAAGCGTTTGGGTATGTTCGAGATGCAATCGGTGACAACCTTGACACTTTCAAGGAATTTGGCGCATTGATCGCAACCTATGTTGCACCAGTCATAGGCACAGTTTTGGGCGGTGCGTTACAGGTAGCAGGCAAGATCGCAGGCGGCGTTATTGACGTCATTGCTGGTGTGGTCAAAATTCTCAATGGCTTAATTTCAGGTGCGGTTGCAGGTATCAATGCTTTGATTTCTGCCTATAACGCAATACCGTTTTTACCAAACGTCAGCAAGATTTCAACACCGTCCGTCAGTGTGCCAACAATTAAGACACCAACAGTGCCAACAACGACAACGACAATACCTAAGATTTCAGCACCGTCAGGCGGTGGCGCAACGACCACGTCAAGCGGTGGCGGTGTTTCAACAGCTGCAAAAGTGGCTGCAACCGCTGCCGCTGCGACGTCTAGCGGCATTGGTTCATTTGATGCTGGCAGTTTCCGTATGGGTGAGGAAAAAGACCGTGCTGGTACAACAATCAATCTGACCGTGACTGGGGCGTTTGATAAGGAAGGCACAGCACGCACAATCGTTGACACATTAAACAACAGCTACTATCGCGGCACAGGCGGCGCAACTAACCTGCAAATAGCATGACCCAGTGGACACCAGTTTGGCTGGTAGAGATCGACGGCGTTTCTTACACTGACGCCGTTTTGGCTAACCTAACAATCAGGTCAGGTCGCACAAACATTTACGAGCAAGCGCAAGCTGGTTACGTCAATTTGCAGCTGCTAGACGTCAATCAGGCGACCATACCTGTCAACATCAACAGCAACATTTCAGTGCAGGTGCAGGACACATCAAGTTCATACGTCCCAATTTTTGGTGGCACAGTCGTTGACATTGCCGTTGAGGTTCGCGACGTAGGCAGCACAATGTTTACCCAGACATACAGCATCACAGCACTTGGCGCGTTGTCTCGCTTGCCAAAGGCATTGACAAATGGCGTGTTATCTAAAGACTTTGACGGCAATCAGATTTACACAATTTTGTCAGACTTATTGCTTAATACTTGGGCAGAAGTGCCAGCAGCTTTGACGTGGGCAACGTACGACCCAACGACAACATGGGCAACAGCGGAAAACGTTGGTTTAGGTGAGATCGACCGCCCTGGTGATTATGAGTTAGCTGCTAGGTCTAGTGAGCGCACAGACGTTTATTCTTTGGTATCAAAGCTTGCAACGTCAGGTCTTGGCTACATTTACGAGGACGCTTTAGGGCGCATTTCTTACGCTGACGCAACACACCGCAGTTTGTACCTGTCAAACAATGGCTATGTGCAATTAACAGCCAACCAAGCACGAGCAGCTGGTTTGCGCGTTGAAACAAGGGCAGGCGACGTACGCAATAACTTGACTATCCAATACGGTGCAACCAGCAGTGCAGAGCAAAGTGCAAGCGACGCAGACTCGATTTTGCAATACGGCACGTTGTCCCAAATCATTTCGACAACCTTGCACAACGCAGCTGATGCGACTCAACAGGCAAATTTCTACCTTGACTTGCGCAAAACACCGCAAGCAATCTTTAGTGAGATCACGTTTGACCTGACAAACCCAGAGCTAGACGACAGCGACCGTGACAACCTCATTGGCGTGTTTATGGGTGAGGCATTGGCAATCAATGACCTACCAGCAAACATGGGCGGTATCTTTCAGGGCTTTGTCGAGGGCTGGTCATTTCAGGCGTCGTACAACCAACTCTCGATCACTCTTAACATTTCACCAACGGCTTACTCATTGCAGGCTTTGCAATGGGACGAAATCTCAGCTGCATTTGATTGGTCGGGCGTGTCGCCAACACTTGACTGGGCACGTGCAACAATTATCACTTAACAAAGGGGACAACATGGCAAATCCTACAAGCGCGTTTGGCTGGCAAATGCCAACTTCGACTGACTTGGTCACAGACCTTCCAGCCGATTTTGAAACATTTGGACAGGCGGTTGATACATCACTGGCTGATCTTAAAGGTGGCACAACAGGTCAAGTGCTTTCAAAGGCATCAAACACAGACATGGATTTCACATGGGTTGCACAAGATGATTCAAATGCAATCCAAAATGCAATTGTTGATGCTAAAGGCGACATCGTGGCAGCTAGTGCCGCAGACACCCCAGCTCGATTGGCTGTCGGAGCAAATGGAACAATTCTCACAGCTGACAGTGGCGAATCAACAGGCTTGAAGTGGGTCGCTCGCCCAACTTTCTACGCTTATTTGTCATCAAATCAAACAGTTTCAACTGGCGTGGTCACAAAACTTCAAATAAATACTGAAGAATATGATTTAGGTTCATGTTATGACAATTCAACCAACTATCGATTCACACCCACAACGGCTGGAATTTATCAATTCAATTTTGTAATTCAAGCAAATGGATCAGGCGGCACAACTATTTGGGTGTACAAGAATGGCTCAGCTATTCGTGAAGGATCGCGAACAGCTGGGGCGGGAGCACCAATAGGATTTTCAACACAAATCACAATGAATGGTTCAACTGATTATGTTGAATTTTATGCACAGGTTGCTTCAGGCACAACAGTTTATGGTGGACAAGCAACCAC